TGTGGAATGTATTCATAACCTACGCCACCTGAAGTCAATTTAACTTCAAGAACTTCACCAATAACTTTGCCAGAATAACCAGTCAGACGTTCTCCATTTCCCATGAGAGAAGTTATTGCTATGTTAGCTCCAGAACCTCCACTTATTGTAGATACAGAAACGTTAGGTAGATTTTCTTGGCTATAATTTACACCACCTAATTGATTTCTGTAGTAGTTACCAACATTTCTGTTATTTGCCCAAATTGTGGAATCTGAAAAAGCAAATACTGCGTTTACATTTGCGTGAGTATTATCTGCGATAGCATTGATAAAGCGTGACTGACCAGCTATCTGAATTTTATCTCCAAGTTTCAAATCAGACAAGAAAGCAGTACCAGTACCAATGATTGCTACATTATTGTTTTGGACATTGGCTGTTCCAGTAATATATGGTGCCCCAATGTTGATAGTCAGAACAGCACCGGTTGCATTTATTGTTGATACATAAGCAGCAGCATCAATACCAATTGTACCAGAAGGATTTGCTCCAAAAATAACTTCATCACCTACTTTATAACCAACACCACCATTGTTTACATCAATTCTTCCAACAGATTTGAAATCTTTAATATCAAAAGAACTTGATCCTGCTGTGTATAATGCACCTTGAGAATCGAAGGTTGATATGTTTGCTGTTACGTTAGAAAGCAATAAGTTTACATTAGTTATAGGACCAAGACCAGTAACAAACAATGGTGTCAATGCATCAACAAGGCGGGTGTTTACATTTTCTGTAAATGGTCCTGGAAATCCATAATCAGCAGCACTAATTAGAACACTGCCGTAGGAAGAAATTATATCATCAGTTACACGATAGGTAGAATTGGAATAGTGGCTGGTGTTTACTCCATCAACCGCTCCAACTACTATCGTATTTGCTGGTGCACCATAACTGTTAGCGAAAGAAGATATTTTGAAACCGGCGCCGCCATAATCTACGGCAATCCTGGTTACATTTCCGGTTGAAACTTTCGATACAACAGCAGTCGCTGGAGGATTTGCGCCGCCACCTAACACCAAAACTGGATCACCAATATTGTATGATGCTCCACCATATGTTACTTGTATGCCAGTTAGAATTGAAAATGTATCAGCCTCAAGATCAATCAGAACGCCATTGGCATCAATGATATCTGATGTGACTATTTCACCATTGGTAAAATCTCCAGCGATAGATTTCTTATCAACGAATAACTCATATGGCAAACCAAAATTCAATCTGTCGGTAACAATTCTTTTTGATGCTCTCTCAACCAAAGCAGAAGCACCAGAAGATTTACCAACAACTTTTCTATTGGTAAGATTGGTTATATCAAAATTGTTATAATAAACTTTGACTGTAGTATTTGCAGCAGGTGCTGTATTGAATACTACCTTGCGTGTTTCTTTTCGTATTGAATAGTCAACATTTTCTGTTTTCGGAACACCATCAACATACACTTCTATATCATTTGAACCAGAAACTTGAGCAAGAATAAATTGAGTGTTTGAACCATTACCTGTATATACTGTTCTAACATTGGTTTGGATTCGTAGAATGTTATCTACAGTCCATTTTCCGTCAGATGCGCGAAGAACATTATTTTTTGGTAATGTTATATCAATCTCATCATTGAATAACATTCTGAATAATAACTTGAATGATTTCTCATTACCTTTTGCTAGGTATAATGGCAAAACATTTTTGATTAGAAATGCTTTATCAACTTGAAGACTTTTTGGAATGAGAGGAGCAAAAGTATTGAAAAAATTATCTTCAAATTCTGTGATTGATTTATCAACATCAGAAATATATCTAATGTCTTTGGCTTTGGTAACCAAATCATTCTTTTGAGAACCTTGTTTGGTTTCTAAGAATTCATAATAGGCTTCCAAAAAGGAAACAAACAGAGGGTTTTCTTCCCTAATAAATTCGGGAATCTGATTGCTGACAAGTAAGGATGTTTTGTAATCAGTCATCAGCTATATGACATTTCTAATTTAGTAACTATAGAAGCTGGATCATCAGCATCAATTGTGATGATGGTATCTCTTGCAGTAGTGATAATGCCTTTATCTGATTCAAAAGAAAGTCTCAAATAATTATCAGTTGTGGATACTGATAGAATTTTGATGGCATTGATAGTTACTACACCAGTATCATAGTCGATAGTTCCAACTTCTGAATTGACGATTTGTTTTTGAGCATTTGAATCATAGTAAATTGTTCTTATGACACCGTAACGGCTGTCAATAGTAGCAACCGCGGTTGCACCATAACCAGAACCAGTATCTGTTATGGTAACTATGGCGCGAGAATAGTTGATGCCTCGATTGGTTATTTTGATGCTTTCGATTGCACCATTAACGACAACCGCTTCTGCTGTTGCACCAACACCATCGCCTGTAATGGTAACAGTAGGTGTTGTTAAGTAACCTGTACCAGGATTAGTTACCGCAATAGAAGAAATGCCTGTATAAGAACCTTGTATTTCTTCTAATGAAACTGTTCTTCTTACACCAAGAGCATCTAATACATCAAACTGCGATGAAATCATTCTGTCGTTAATTCCACCTCTGTGTAGAGGCACATTGAATTCTACAATATAGGTTTTTGTTTCTGCAAGTGATGGCAAAAATCTTTTCTGAACACGGACATTTGTTCTAGAACCTATGATTGAATTGCTCTGAGAATTATCTATGGCTTCTTGCACTTTAGATAGAACAAATCTAGCCGAAAACTTGTTTAGGTTTGTGTTAGAATACGACAGTATGGAATTTCTGATAATGTTAATCAAAGATTCTTCGGTGTCTGTGGTTTTATTTGGGTTATATTGAACCTCGTTTTCTAAAACCAAATACAAATAGGCAGGATCACGAATGATACATTTCGTACTTACGATTGCCTTAGGTGTGATAATCTCATCAATAATTCTTTGCTTCTCTGCCTCAGAAAGATAGTAATTATTCTTTGGCTTCATTGAAACAAAAACTGTTCCATAAACTGGTGGATTGTTATCTTCTCCACCCCAAACAGAGATAGAACCAATGTTAGGGTAACTATTTAAAATATAAGTCTCATAGTCTTTAAATGTTACCAAACGATTCTGTGTGGCGAATTGTGATGGTGCAGAGAACTTAACATTGTCTACAGACTCTCTTTCAGCACCACCAGATGCAGATGTTAGAGGATTAATTGTAAAATTTGAATATGTCGAACCTAAGGTATCTGTCAAAGATTGTAATGCTATAAAATTGTTGGCTTTGTTTGCAGCGCCGCCGTTTGTAACTACATAACTGGCTGTAATGACTGCTCCATCAGGAAGCTTTTTGCCTACAACATCATCACCAAAATAAATTTGATACTTACCTGATAGGTTTTCTTCCAAGAAAAAAACTTCAGAAGTTGATTCTACATCCAAAATATCTGTTACAACATTATATTTTGTTTTTATAGAAGATGTAGATGAAGGAGAAACAACAACCTTCAAAGTGTTTGTATCAACATTTGTATCTGGCAAAACAAATACTTGTTTTGGGTTTGAACCCTCATCATAATTAAAGATATAAGAAACTCTCTGACCTTCATAGATAGTTACATTTTCAAAATAGTAAGCATCGTTTGATTTTGTGACGGTGATATCATCATTCACAACAAAGTTGTATGATTTACCATCAATCAATTCGGAAAGAAAGTAATAGCCTGCTGGTATGGTCATCGTTCCTGGAGTGGTTGTTCCAGCCAGAACAGTAAAATTAAGTGTAGCCTGTGGAGCCACAGCAGAATGTGGGGTATAGTTTAGAAGTTTGGCGTGAGAAACAACCGAACTACGCAATAGTGCGGTGTCCATAAAAGACTCATTGGCAACCATGTTTAGATAGTATGCATTGTAATGAGTATTGTAAGCCAAAATATCCAATAGAATATTTAAGCCAGAACCTTCAAAATCATAGTCTGTGAAGTATGATTGTTGGCGTAAAAAATTCTTTAAATTGCTCTTGATTGTATCAAAATCAAGTTCTGTTACTCTTAAACGATCTGCCATTTTTATCTAATCCGTTGCAAATAAAAATCTATGGTAATTGGAGTTGTCATATTAACGATATAGAATTCCATCTTTACATTGTATCCATTTTCATCCGAAGAAGGAATCGCAGATACAGTCTTTACACTTACCCTTGGTTCATAATTCGTAACAGTTTCCTGTATTGCTCTTTCTATTTGATTAGCAACAAGAGGGCTAGTGTTTTCAAATAGAAGGTTTCTAATATTGCTTCCAATATTGGGACGAAAAGGTCTTTCATAAAAATTTGTCAATACAAGATTTTTTACAGAGTTGATGACAGCATATGAATCCATATGGACGTCAACATCTTTTCTAACAGGATGGATAGTAAAATTCAGATCCAAATCCCTGAAAGTTCTTGTGGTAATGTCTAGAGTTACGGTTTCCATCGTCTATTTATAAC